TCCTCCACAGTTTCTTTAGGAATTTTAGTTAACATCAAACCACCGACACCGACTGTACCTGCATGGTTACCATCATCGATAACAGGCAGGTCATAGCCCGTCACTTCGCTTGGGTGTACGGGTTCGTATCCCTCACGAAAGCGCATGTGTACGTTAGTCTTATCTGCTTCACCGCGTATGTGAGTTCTCACCCAACGATACTGCATTCCTTCAGGAGCATCTGGAGTCTCCAATACTTGAGGTGGTGTCCATGGCTTTCTTGCAGCCTTTGAAGACCGAGAAGAAGCACCCCGTGGGGTTCTGTTTGAACCTGCTGTTGTAGTTTCTTCGCTCATGATCGTTCCAACCTTCTCTTTTGTTTTGCGTATTCTTTAAACGGAACCCCTAATTTTCTAGCAAGTTGCTGTTCGCTGGGGTTAAGTCTAACTTCACGATTATTTTGATTGCGTCCACTTCCTGTTATGCGCGTATTGGAGACAACGGTCTGGACGGGTTGTTGTTTGCCTCCTGCGGGAAACTTATGAGGAAGTTCCTCCCTCATTCGTTTATCGATTTGAGAGTAGTATTCATCAGACTCTAAGTCAATTCCACTACCCTGCAATTCATTGTGTATGGCAAATGCTACATTTGTCATCACACTATCTGTTCCGAACCATTCGTTTGATGAAGCCCATTCCTGTGCTCGCATAGATGGCTCTTCATAAACAGGTTGGTCTTGTTGCCCGTAAACAGGATTAGTAAGACCTTGTTCACGTTGAAGTTCTTCAAAGCTTTGCGCTTCTCTTGCTTGTTGATTTTGTCCTTCAAGCCACGCATCGTATTGCACTTTGTATTCCGACAAGTCTTGCCGATACTTTGCAAGCGCGTTTCGATCCGCCTCTGCTCGAGCAAGAAGCTGTTGAGCCTCTGCCATGGCTTCTGGATCACCAGATTCATAGGCCGTCTTCAAACCACGCTTAGCCGCTTGAGCTTGAGTCTCAACACGGTTTTCCATCTCTTGACTGTAGCTTTGTTGAATTTTTAAATTCTGCTCAGCACTAGACGTTTGCGTATTCTTTAACTGATTAGCTAAAGCATCGTTCTGCGCTTGGATTTCTTTGGCGTATTGCAACGCTTGCAACTCACGACGCTGATACTCTTTGGCTTGTTTTACAGCTTGATTGATTCTGTTTTGGGCTGTTCTTGCCTTAACCTCTGCCTCAGAAAGCTCTTCTTCGGTGTTTGGTTCCGCGGCTTCAAAGTCTTCTTGAATAGAATCATCTGTGATAGGTGCAAGATCTTCAACTTCCTCTTCAGAAAGCTCAATGATTGCATCTTCTTCTTGGACTTCTTCTTCAACTCTACGCCCTGGGGGTAGCGCAGCCCTATTTATATCGTCTTCGTTATCTAGCTTAGATAACGCTTCGCTCAATGTTTCTTCGCTCATGTTTCACCTATGCAGACTTAATATCGTCAGGATTGATAATTGTGCCAATCACTTCATCGTCATTGATGATGCGAACTTCATGGTCATCTTCCAAAGAGAAACGAGCGCCTGCATATCTACCGATAAGCACCCAATCGCCTTTCTTGCACCATGGTTCGCCACCAAACTTATCGTAATCTTGATAAGCCAATGGGCCGACTTTCATGACATAACACACAGATGTAGCCAAGTTCTCCTTGCTCACAGTGGACTCAAGAAGTTGTATGCCGCCATCTGTTACACCTTTACCTTTGTATGGAAGAACTAAAAGTCTCCATCCAGAAGGGTCTGGCATTCTTTCAACCAAAGATTTGTCTAACACGGTAGGGTCTAAGACTTTTTCTGTCTCGCTCACATATGCGTCCGTAACGGACGGTTTTGCTGCGATGGAATCTACTGCTAGATCACTCATCGAGAGGGTCTCCTTCAAACTGCAACGCTTCTCTTATTTCCTCACGCAGGGTGCGAAGCATCGATAACTCACCCATTGCGAATCTGTAATCCTCCATCGTCTTGATATTGCCCGATGTTGTGTAATCGACAATACCTTGCTCGTACTGTTCAAACTTCTTCATCATGTAAGAAGCGAGAGCTATTGAATCCATTTACATTATTGGCCCTGTGCCAGGGGGTCTGTTTACTAATCTAGGATCTGGTGCCATACCAACAGGCTCTGGCTCACCCGTGCCAGGGTTAACAATCGCGCCACTATAAGGCTGCGGAGGCGCTGCTAGTCCTGCATATGGCGCTAATGGTGCCATTGGTGCAGGCGCGCCGTATCCACCAAACTGCACTTGTGGCACAGCAGATGTCGGCATTTGGAACCCTGGGTAGCCACCTTGCTGTATGTTTGCCCCTGCTTGCATCATTTTTTGAACGTAATCTTCCCGCACATTTGGGTCATACGAAGGCCCAAGAATGTTAGTAGGCACATACGTTTCGCGCACGCCCTGCAGAGGATCCATATTCACAAACGTAGGTGGCGGTGGTGCAGCTGGTGGAGCTTCTCGTGGTGGAGCATCTCTTGGCGGCTGCTGTCCCGGCATAGGCATAAAGGTTCCGCCCGAGTCAACAGGGTCTGCTGTCGTTCCTGTGCCAGCCACGATGGCTTTAGCATCTGCGAGTATCTCATCAGAAGTTTTTCCTGCCCTTGTTTCAGTATCAGTGCGCAGTTGCGTGGAAGCACCTTCAAGCTCTTTAGTTAACTGCTGAACCTTTTCAATGGTCATGTTGGGGTCGCCAGCTTTTAAGGCAGCTGCTGCTTCTCTCAACTCTTGCGCTTTACCCTGAAGCTCATCTGGCGTTATCACAGAGGGCGCTGCAGGCACAGCAGGAGGCGCAGGAATGCTTGGAACCTTAATTTGTCCACCGCCTGGGATATCTATAACGGTGGGCTGTGTGACATCTATTATTGGGCTTGGGTTTTCAAAAATGGTTGGCCCACCGCTTGTAGGCGTATATTTGTTTTCGTATCTTTTAAGAAACTCTTCATCCATAGATTTTGATGCAGGTTGTGATGTTCCACCGCCTGATCCGCCAAAGGTGCTTGCTACAACGTTTTTAACGTCATCCATTCCAACAGAAGGTGCTGGGCCACCGAATACAGGCTCTCTTTCTGCTTGTTTTGTTCCACCGCCAACTGGGAAGAGTTGGCTAAGAGATCCGCTTTCGCCAGTTCCTCTTTTAACTCTAGACATGCCGCCTGTAGGCGCTGGCACAACAGGCTCTGCCTTTGGTGGCGCAGGCTCGGCAACTTTTGCAGTTGGAGGTGTGTACCTGCCGCCAGTTGCCTTAGTTACCGCTTCTGCAATCTCAGCCTGTGTGGGTGTTTTGAAGTCTGGAGAAATAACCTTGTTTTTCAAGTCTTTCAAAACAGTGTTAAGTTCTGCCTGATCACGCCCAGACAACGCAGAAAGATCAGCTTTGGGTGCTGGTGGCTTAGGCGCTTCCTCTGTAATACGAACCCTAGGCGGAGGCGGAGGTGCTTCTGGGCCAGGGCCACGAGTCAATCTGCCTGTGGTTGGCGGTGGTGGTGCAGGCTCTGCTTTTGCAACAGGAGCAGGCGCAGGAGCAGGCGGTGTTGGTTGTGGTGGCAACTGAGGCTTTGGATCAGCCTTGGGCGGCTTAGCCCCTTTAATCTCTTTGTTTAACTCATCTGCCGTATACGACTTCTTCGCACCAAAAGCATCAAGAACGTACTTGCCTGTATTGGGATCAAAGGTGACCTTGCCATCGCCAGACTTTCCTAACGGAGTTTTGTTGAAAGCATCTACAAGTTTAGAGTCTTCTTTGAACTTAGGCTCTTTTGACTTTGCAATTTCTTTCTTGAGTTCATCTGCGGTGTAAGATTTCTTTGCACCAAACGCATCTAAGACATACTTGCCCGTTTGATCGTCAAACGTGACTTTGCCGTCGCCAGCTTTAGCAAGCGGCGTTGCGTTAAAGGAATCTAGGATTCTAGAATCTCTTTTGAACTTTGGCTTTGGTTTCGCGGCAAGAGCGGCGGCTTTCTTCTTGGCTTCAGCTGCGCCTGCTATGTTTCGATCAGCTTGTTCTTTCTTCAGCTTACCGCGCTTTTCTTCAGCAGCAGCACCCTTGTCGGTAGGATAAAGCTTTTGAACCTGTCTCTGGCCAGCTTCGCCAAAGAGAGCCTTTTCATACTTGCCTGTTTCTGGGTTCAGTATTTGCTTCTGACGGCCACCACTGCGCTGCCATTGTTGCAACGCCGCTCTTCCCCGAAAGCCACGAGAGCGCGGCTTGGGTATCTTGATCGTGCGATACTTGGGTTCAGCCATGAGCGTATCCTAGGAAATGCCAGAGAACTTCTTACCACGCAATGCAGCACCTGTGCCACGCATAGTGCCCGCACCATAAGGCTTAGGAGCACCTGGGTTTGCAACAGATTCTGCCTTTGCATAATTCACAGTGCCCTGATCCTTAATACTTACTTTGCTATCAGTGACCTTGGGCTGCGGGAAGCTGGTTTGTCTTTTCATTACTTCTTTCCTTTCGGTGCAGGCGATGTGGTTGTTTTCTTTTTAGCAGGCGCTTTCTTAGGTGCTGCAGCTTTCTTCGCTGGTGCCTTCTTAGGTGCGGCCTTCTTTGGCGCAGGCTTGGCTTCCAGTTTTTCAGTTTTCTCAGTTTTTGGCTCTTCAGGGAGCGCCTCAACAACTGGGGCAACTGCTTCAACGCCAAGGCGTGCTTGTTCTTCTGCTTTGTTCTGAGCTTTCTGTGTTGCGGCCATTTTTTGGCGTACTGAACTCATTTGTCCTCCTAATTTCCGAAGAAATTCTTGGCTACGTTCTCAGCCGTTTTCGCCATCTGGGCAGAACGCTGAACATTAATGCGCTCTCTGGCAATCTGATCTTTCATCTCAGCCGTTTCAGACTGAAGATCCATGCGATCTTCGGCTAATTCTTTATTATTATCAACACGCTCTTGCTCAATACTGATGCGTTGTTGGGCTTCACGCGCCTTTCTTTCCATATCCGCTTCTTTGATATCAAGCTCACGATCACGCAACTCGACCAAAGGATCTTCTTCTGTTTGTGCGGACATCGCTGGCGCATACTGCTCAAGCAACTGCGTCGTAATGGTGGCGACCTTGTCTTCCATGATCGGCATCATCTGCTGCTGCATGGCCTGCAACTGCTGCTGCATCATGGGATCCATCTGAGCCTGCTGTTGCATCATCTGCATTTGCTGGTTCATTTGCATGATCTGCGGGTCTTGTTGCGCCATCTCACGCGCCTTGAAGTCTATATGTTGATAGATATGCGATTGAATAATCGCAGCAGCCTGCATCTGACCTTGTGGCACGTTTTGTATGATGGGTGCTCGCAATAAAGAAATGTGCGCAGCAATGTGTGCGTCATGGTCTTGGTCTTCAAACGCCTGTGCAGGTTGACCCTGCAAGAACCCAGCGTTCTCCATCCCAGGCGACATAGGCTGTGGCTGCGGAGGTGGAGGCAATAACTGCTCAATCTGCTGTACACCCATCGCTTCGTACATACGACGATATGCGTTATAGATCCCCTGCGGCCCATGAATCTGCGGGTTCGACTGAACCATCTGCATCATCTCTTGCGCCAGCATCACACGTTGGCTCATAGAGAAGATATTCGGATCAGATACAGGAATGATGTCGATGCGGTCATCAAAGTCAGTTGCCATCAACTGCTGCTGACCATTAGCGATCATGTAGGGGTATGTCTTGAGCGGTGACTCTTTCACCACTCTTGCAAGCAGGTTGAACTCAACGCGCTGGCTGTAGTGCAACCGCTTGTGTATCGCGCTCATCACACGACTGCCACGCTCCAAAAGCGCAATCGTCGTACCGACAGGCGCTTCCTGATTACCATCGCCGACCTGCATATCTGCAATCGACGCAAACCGCTTGCCTGCATCAACCAACATACCCAGCAACGAAAGCAACGTGCCGCTTGGTTCTTTGAACGGCAAAGGCATCAACGCATCGCGGAGTGAACCCCCAGGTGCGTCCATGTCTCTGAACTCACCAGGTTGCAACGGCGTGTCGTTATCACGAATCCGTATGCCACGAGCCTTGAAACCAGCAGGTAGATTCGCAAGCGTACCCGCATCAATCAACTGACGCAGGATAGAAGTCGATGCCTTCGATAACCCACCAATCATGTGGGTCAATCCAAAGCCATAGAACCCAACACCCGGCAAGAACTTGTAGTGCACAAAGTAATCAATGCGTCTGCGCATTGGATCGTTCTGCTGATAGTTCCTGCGAATCGACAGAATAGTGTTCTGAGTGGGTGATAAAGTAACAATGTACGGTAGCTTGATGCCTGTCTCTTCACCCTGTGCATCAAGATCTTCATACCCTGGGATATCAAGATCAACGTGCATCTCAAACAGTTCGCACTCATCACTTGAACTGCCTGATGGCTTCACACCCTGAAGCTCATCGATCTCTTCTTCAATCTCATCTGTATCAACATAGTCCGTCGCATCTTTCATCTTGGTCTTGCGATAAAAACCAGATTGCTGAAGCTTGCGCACATCGTTCATCGACATATCAATCGCATGCGTGATACGCGGCGCATTGTCCAAACTGGTGGTGCCATAAGGCACAATCAGCTTTTCAGACGGGATAAAACGAGAAACAGGCCGACCTACAGTGGGGTCAAAGTGCACTTTACGAAACGCACTGCCTGACAACGGGAGATAAAACAACAGCTGATCTGTTTCAGGATCATACTCTTTCATCTCCTGCGTGATCATGAAGTTCATGTACTCCTGAACACGCGCAGCCTGTAGATCAGTCTCAGGCGTACCAAAGCCTACAGTCTGTGTCTTAACAGGCCCGCCAGATGGCAACATCTCTTTGTATGCTTGAGCCTGAAACTGTGTGACCGATTCCGCGAGAAGAGGGTGAACAACGCCAGAAGCACCATCAAATGGCTCTGTGCGGTCTTCAAACTTCATCCCAAGGAACTCAAGTCCTTCCTTGTACTGGTCTTCCCACTCTTTGCGAGAAGACTTGTCATCCTTAATATCGCCCATGCAGTCGCTGTAAATGCGACCTAATTCCTGCGAATCCATCTCCTCCGCAAGGTTAGCATCAAACGCAACAGGCATATCATCTGCCATGTCATCCATACCAAAGACCATGGTGCCGTCATCAAGAATGACTTCATCACCATCCTCAACGTCATCAAACATAAGGTCTTCTTCAGACGCAACGCCTAAAACAATCTCTTTTGAGTTGTCCTCAATGCCCAAC